ATTTTACCTGTCAAAACTCCTCTCCAAAACACTTCATCTTTTTTATCTTCCCAAAGTATATCTCTCGGCCTTTCATAAAAATTACCCCAATGTCTATTCCAATCATAAGAATAAATAATATAACCGCTTGTTGTATTCTTATAACCTCTATTTTTTCCTATTAAATATGGTGGGCTAATTTCATCCTCAAAATCACCTGTATTAGCCCCAAATAATTCTGTAGTATTTACTATACTTAATAAATTTTTACGATATTCAGATAAATTTGGGTCTTTAATATTAATTAAGTATTTTAGATCATATTTAGAACTTTCAAAATTTGACAAATATAACCGTAGACGAAGTTTGTTATTAATATCCAATTTGTTGCGCGGATATTTTAAATTAATCATTTCTTATTAGTTAATATTTTTTTTACACATTGGGCAATTATTTTTAATTTTGAACCACGTATCTAAACAAGTTTTATGATATACATGGTCACATTTTAATTTATACACGGAATCATCTTCCTTAAAATTTTCTAAACATATACTGCAAGTCTCGCTTGTGTATTTTTTATCTACTTCTTTAAATTCGCTTGGTTTCAAATTGATAGTGTTTGATATTTGCAAATCTAACTCTTCTGTATTAATAATATCAGTAATTTCAGATAACAAATTTAAAATTGTTTCACTTATATTTTCATCGTTATTATGTATTTCGTTTCGCAAATTGATCACCAAATGACTATTTTCATGAGTAGCTTCAATTACAAATTCAAAAGTTGAATTAGTATGTTCCATATTTATATTTATCAATATAAATATAAATCTATAAGACATCAATAAGATGGCTTGTGGTTCCACCCCAATATTTCAAATAATGTTTTGCATACTTCATCATGAAAAAATTTCCTATCCACTGTTTTAAGTATTACAAATTCTGCCTTATCACATTTATGCCTATGTCTTTGTAACAGCTGATATAATACATACTGAGTATTTATAAAGTTTTTTCTATTTATACCCTTATATTTAACATCGTATAATGCTGTTAATGCGTCAAAATCATCCATTAACTGATCTTCCAAATGAGATATATCATCTGGCTTAATTTTTGTAAAATTGTAATGAATCAAATGAACATTCTCATAATGATTCGCATATCCAAGCTCTTTTAAGAATAACAAAATCTGATTTTTTGTTATTTTGTGATATATATTTGGAGCGTCATTGTCAAGTAAATGATGACTTATAAATTCTTGTTTCAAATCATCATAAATTTTTTGCGGAATCGTGCTATTCTGTTTTCCCTGATACTGCTTAATACAATCTCTAAAATGAATACGTCTATCATACATATACTTTGTCGATATGTTAACTCTATCTATATCATTATACGACGAATTGTGTGACAAGATATTTTGCTGCGAAAAACATTCCTTGCATATGTATATTGTTCCATCGTAAATATCAAAATTATTCTTATTTGAACAATTGTTGCATTCTATTTTATTGTCATTATTCTTATCATTTACATTTCGTTTATTTTTTATATTCATATATTTGTCACTTATTTCCAAATATTCATTTATTATGCTCTCTTTTTCACTATTGTTATTTTCTATTTTCCCAACAAAACTTACCTTTACTGGCTCATTCAACTTTTTACGATATTTTTCCAATAGTGGTAATGTATTTGCCACATAAAAATTATATTCATCCTGCAATTCTATTTTTTTTATATTGTCTTCGCAGATTTTTATCGCCTTCTCAATATTCTTTTTTATTTTTATTGATAAACCATCTTTTTCCAAAACTTTATTCAACTCCTTCAAGTTTTTCTTAATTTCCGGCAATCTTGAATACTCCTTTTCAAAATATTCTTTTATTTCGTTGTCAATAGATAGTATATCAACACTCGTCATGTGTGTTTTATTATAAAAAATCTTTAAACCAAAAACAAGATTTTTTTTTTAAATTTAAAAAAATATTGTAGTATAAGAAAAAAACACAATGAGCGGTAATACTCTTTGCGCATCGAATGTAACATCTGGCTTCATAGATTTAGCCACCTTTGACGAAGTTGAGAAATACATATACGGCGGCCCTGACGCCACCGCCTATTTTGTCCGTGAGACAAGAAAATCTACTTGGTTCACACAAGTACCTGTTGTTCTTAGCAGAGCTTCTGGCTCACCTGCTTTCGCCCAAGACTGGTCTGTATCTATTTCCCGTGCTGGAGATTATTTACTAAATACTTGGCTCCGCCTACAAACCCCAGCTGTAACTCTACTTGCTGGTAACCAATTCGGTGCCAACGGTAGACTTCGATGGACACGCAATTTCATGCACAACATCATCGCCGATTGCTGCATCACTTTCAATGATTTAGTTGCTGCCAGATTTGATAACTATCATCTCGATTTCTGGGCTGCCTTCACTGTTCCTGCTGGCAAAAGAAATGGTTACAATAACATGATTGGTAATTTCAACGGTTTAACTGGACCTAGAGCACCTGGTGTTACTATTCCCGCATTCACCCTCAATCTCCCACTTCCTTTCTTCTACACTCGTGACTCGGGTGTTGCCCTCCCTACTGCTGCCCTACCATACAATGAAATGAGAATCACCTTCTCATTCCGTGATTGGTCGCAACTTCTTATCCTCAATAACTCCGCCGCTGCCGGCAACCAATACGGCAACATCGTTGTTGGACAAGACATTGCCACCGCCCCAGTTGTTGGTACCACCCAAGTATGGGCCACATACGCTATTGTCTCCAATGATGAGCGTAAACGCATGGCCTGTGCTCCTCGCGATATTCTTATTGAACAAGTTCAAACCGCACCCAGACAAACTTTTGTCCCAACCACTTGCCCCAACCCAACATACGACATTCGCTTCTCGCACGCCGTCAAAGTTCTCTTCTTTGCCGTACGCAATAAAACTTCCGGCGCAGAATGGTCAAATTACCTCACCTCATCACCTGTTTGCGGCCCTGCTACCGTCAATTTCACCCCTCCTGGCTCCGCCGACCCCATCCTCAGCACCACACTCATCTACGAAAACACCGCCCGTCTTTCGCAAATGGGCTCGGACTACTTCTCGCTTGTTAACCCTTACTACGGTGCTCCAGTCATTCCTCTTGACACTGGCTACCACATGTACACTTACTCGCTTGACTTCTACGCTCTTGACCCAATGGGCTCAACCAATTACGGCAAATTGACCAATGTCTCCATCGGCCCAGAATCGTCGGCTGCCGCCGTCACCGCCGCTTCCGGTATGGGCCCTGCTGGCGCCAATTTCCCACAAACCTACGAGTTCATCGTCACCTGCGTCAATAACAATATTATCCGTATTAGCGGGGGCGCATTAGGTTTCCCGGTCTTATAGGCAAATCCAGTTCGAATTATTTTATTCGCAAATCAAACCTATTTTGTTCTTTTTTTTCAAAAATCTTATCTTTTTATCCAAAAATAAAAAGATAACATCTACTCAATCGGATTTCCATCATCATCATAATATATTCTTGCAGATACTACATGTTCAGGTTCAAATTCATAATATCTATCAGGCACTCCATCTTCTCCTTTATCTTCTATATCTTCTCTTATTGTATCATTTTTAGACATAAACTTACTTCTACACAATGGACATCTCATATTTCCTCGTGTATTTTCTTCAGAAACTAAATCTTCTATAATTTTAGAATCAATTTCTATTTCTCTTTCATAATATTTGTTTCTAGTTTCTTCATTTGTTCTTCTCCATTTTTCTACAATACATATTCTATCATCTGGTACTACATC